GTTACGATCTGTTCAGCCATATTCGTTTCCTTAATAAACGACAGTGGTTAGAGCCGGTGGAAACACTAATTTCCATCGGCTCGTTTCATTATAGAGCACAAGGGGGAGGTGTCAAATAAGAAATTTTAAGATTTATTCCCCTACACTTGGCGAACATGAGGATTTTCCATTCATATTTTTGCAGAAGGCCGTCACTAAAGATAATGCTTTTGTGCAATTATGGGATGGAGAATTGCGCAAAGCAAAGATGCGGACGCCGGAGCTGCTTCGAACGATTCACACGGTATCGACCGTCGATACCTCCGCCAATACCATTACGATCAGCGGTAATGTTACTGCCCTGTACGGCAACGGCGCTACGATTACGATTTATGATACCGATGACAATTACGAGGAATTCACGCTTTCGACCACTTCGTCTTATTCCGGCGGAAACACTGTCCTTGCAGTCACCGGCGATATCACCGCCACTACGCCGACCGGATTCGTATTCAATAACGATTCGGTGGGGAGCAGTGATCCGGCCAGCGCTGATTTTCGCAAGGTCGGATTCCCGGACGGCAATCCCGCCCTGGACTACCAGACCCTTGTTCTTTCGGACGGAACGGAACGTCTGTGCGGATTCACGGCCGATCACATCTATTACTGGAATACGACACTAACGACGTGGACGGCGATACATACGTGCGCATCGAGCTGCACTTACTGGTCAGTGGACAAATACGGTGACAATCTCTGCGCGACGAACAACGTGGACCGGCCGGTCTACTGGGACGGCAATACGGCCAATACGTTCGAGAACATCGATACCCAGTACACATCATCGAGCGCCGATTACATCAGTAAGGCGAAGTTCATCGCCAGCTATCATAACTACCTGTTCTTAGGCAACGTGGAGCTGTCCGGCGGGACAAAATATCAAAGCCACGTCTATTGGAGCACGATAGGCGAAGGCCTGGCGACAGAGGGGTGGGTACAGGGGGCAGGCAAGGACGCCGGCAGTGTGTATGTCGAGGGCCACGGCGAGATCACAGGGGGCTTCGGCAAGTATGCCGGGTACCTGTGCGTATTCAAGAGGCGGAGTATCCGCAAGTTCTGGTTCGTCGCCCTGTCTATTCCTTTCGAGCAGTCCGAGCTATCGCCGGACATAGGCTGTATTGCTCCCGGATCGGTCGGTAATGACTGGGACGGAGACCTTTACTATTACGGGACCGACAAGGCGTTTCACGGTATGACGGCCGGAAATATCAGCCAGGCGATAGACAAAACCGCAAGAGACATAAACCCATCGCTCGTTGAGGAGATGCGGTTCATTGCCATCGACGAGTACAAGGAGTTGAGGTGGTCAATCGGCTACGGCAACTCGGCTGCGGCCAATAATAAGATCGTCGTCTACAAGCCCGGCGAGCGCCGGTGGGACACCGATATGGACATTGCCGTAACGGCGTTCGGGACGTACACCCAGCAGAGCAGCTGGACGTGGGACACCCTGCCTTATAGCACGTGGGACGAATGGGGATGGGACTCATGGGACGCTATCGACGCATCCGCCGACTTCCCGGTGGACATCTGCAGCGACGCCTCGGGCTACACTTACGCCCTGCACGGCGGCTATCTGGACGACGGCTCGGAGTACGATTCATCGTTTGTCCTGACAACCGACCTGGCCGATAAGAGGGGCTTGATGCAGAATAAGCGGGTCACGCAAATCTTCGTTTACGCAAATAAAGAAACCAGCGGCACGCTTGAACTCTCCGTCAAGAGGGACAATGAAGCATCTTGGATTTCCCTTGGAAGTATTGATTTAACTGGAGCGGAAACTATTTTAAGGCAGAGATTGGCCGTAGATTTCACGGGACGACATTTTTTGGTTAAGGTGTCGGGGACTTCGGCGTATCGTTTTCTGGGAATAGAGTTCCTTTTTGAGTTAGCGGGGATGTACTGATGCGCGCGCCAACTTCCTTACAAATTACTCCTTCGATTGTCCTGCCCGGCGACAATGCAGAAATGAAACTGCTCAAACAGAAGCTGAACGAAGTCATTGGAAAGCTGGACGAGGCATATAGGCTCCTTTATGCAGATGTTCGTGCCCGAGACTATAGAGAGTTGCCGCCCCACGCCAGCATGAATTTTGCTTCTTGGAAATGGTACGAGAATCCGAGTACCGGCGATCTGGAATTGTGGCATCGCAGTGGAGACACTTGGAGCAAGACTCATTGGGATATCACCGGCAATTTGACGAGGCGACCTTCTCCATGAAAACAAAAATCGGAATATTTCTGCTATGCTTATCAGCCGTGTTTGCCGGCATATCGGCGGCGAATATTGCTCCGCGTCCGCACGTCAACCAGGGATTGTACGATCAGCGTTTGCCCAGGCAGCTCGTAATGGTCGGCGATGCGAACATGGTTATCTTTTACAATCAAGCCGACGACAGCGAGTGGTACTGGTGGTCGATGCGGGCCTCGAACGATATGGTGACGGACTGCAATTACGTTTGGCCGATAGCTAATGCCGATCCGAACGGTGTATTATTCTCGCCCGGCGGTGATGAGCCTCAGCTAAGATGGATTCAAGTCGATGCGAACTTATGGGGAGACCCGAACACTATCAAATTACCGGAAAAGACGCCGTGGAATGTCATCTTTGTCGATGCCAACGGCTTTCCGATTTACGATGATCCGAACCATTTCACTTATTATCAGCCCAATGGCTATTTCGGGGTGGGCACGGATTACATATCGGGCCAGACTTACGCCAACAACTACATTCAGGTCTATAAGCTATTGGACTTCGAGCCGACTTTATTCAATACGACAATCGGCATGGGCACCGACGATACGACAGTAGGGCCGAACAATGTCAGGATAGGGCATGGTGCCGGGGGCAATATGACCGATGCCGCTCAGAATACTATTGGAGGTAAGAATAGCGGAGAATCAATTCTGGACCGTGACGACAACTCATTCTGGGGATTCGAATCGGGCAAAAACATCGGCGGGAGTGTCTATACAAACCCGATCACCGATTATGAATTGACTTACATCTCCGAAAACGGTTATGTGTGGGGATTTCCGTTGTGGAACCGTGTCATTCTGGGACTGGACGACGGGGGTGAAGCCAGAGACGTCGGTGGCGGTACGGTCGCTTTGCCGTTTGAGAAAAGTCCTTTCAATGTGGGCGATCAGGTCATAATCACAGGCACTACAAACTATAACACTACGGCAGTCCTGACCGATGTAAACGATGCGGAGATCCAATTTACCGGCAGCTACACGGCAGAGACTTTTGGCGGCACCGAAAGAGTAGTCAAGTATTATACCATGACTGGGGGTGCCGGTCACATGGTCCAGGATTCGGTAGGCAATCTGTATTGCGGTCACGCTTACGATGCGACCAATAGTACCTATGTTACCAAGATAGAGACTGATGGTACTTATGTATACGACTTTTTGAACACGGATGACTGGCCGGTAGAAGGTGAGTATGGCGGGCTGACTCTCGGTATGGCTATAACGCTGGACGACCAATACTTGTATTTGTTTCTTGAAAGACCGACGCTGTCCTGGGGACATATTCAGAAATACGACTTGATTTCAGGCGATAAGTTGTGGACTTACAGGATTTCATCTCCGCAATTCGATATGAAGATAGATTCGGACGGTGATGTTTACGCAAACATTGGCAATTATCTTATAAAGGGAGACGGCAAAACCGGCGAATTTGTGTTTATGACCGATATTGTTGGTACGTATGGGTTGGTTGTTGACGATGACATGGGTGTTGTTATTGGCGGCACTCATGTAACGGTGTGGGAGGGGGCATGGGTAGACTACAACATATACATACGGACATTAGATGACAGTGCGGGCGATAAGATTATGGTGGGTGATACTTTTATCGGGACGGATTGTGTCACTACATACGACGGTTATATTTATGCGCTCGGCTTCGACACGGGCGTTTGTATGCTATACAAGCTTAACTGGGACGGCACGGACTTGACTCTCATGGACAGCGCAGCAGGGCCGACTTACGGGGTAGGGCTGTTCTTCGACCTCTGGGGCAACCTTGTAGCCGTTAACCAGGATTTCACAGTAAATCAGAATGACTTGTTCTGGTACTACGACACAAAATTGAATTACATTACCAAAGTCGAGAGCCTGCATCCTCATACATTTTTAACATGGGACTCGCCAACGGGCGGTTCGTGGCTGCAGGGCGATGCGGTATTTTATCCCGGCATTATAACAGTTGCGGGCAAAGGCAATACGGCGATAGGCTCGCAGACATTAGCAGGTGACTCGGCCGGAGCAGAACCGAATGAAGCAACGGCGGGCGGATTTAAGAGCATGTTCAATGTCTCGGAAGGCGATCTGTCTGCCGGATGGGGAGCGTGGAGTCTGTATAGTTTAACGACCGGAAGCCGGGATGTCGCTCTCGGCCCTTATGCCGGATACTATTTGACGACAGAGGATGATGTCTTTGTAGTTGACAGTAGAAAGCGTACCAACGCAGCCGATGAAATTGTATCGTCAATTCTTTATGGTCACACGGCGGACGATGCGAACGATCAGTGGCTGAATATCAATGTGGGTGAACTGAATCTCGACTTTGCCAGACTGGATGTGAACGATGTCAATATTGCCAACGATCTTACCGTTGCCGGTGATACTTACTTCACCGACGTCAATATTACAGGCACTCTGGATGTCAACGATGCCAATTTTACCGGCGATGTTACCTTAGTAGGATTCGACGAGGG